ACTTTTTGTTGGCATTGTGATACAATGAAAATGGCAGTCAAAATTTTACTATGCACAGTATAGTATTGACACGGAGAAAAAAGTGTGGTATAATATAAATAAAAATCTTGTGAGGTATCCGATGAAAAAGAAAATCATTGACACGTTAGATAAAGATCTGTTGTATATGTCGTCGAGTGAATTAAATTATTACTTTACTTGCGGTTGGTCTATCTACTGGGTTGCAACACGCATAGACAACGTTAAATGCGCTGTAACGCAACTTTACCGCTCAAAGGATAGATTACCCTATGAAGATATTAAAGCCGCCTTGGAAGCCCGTACAAGCGGAGTTGAGGTCATATCAATTGTGGAGCGCAGACAATGGAAGAAAAATTAATTTACTATAACGGTGACCGTCTGAGAAACAGTGTTGACATCAACGGAAATCGACCTGAAATATTTATCGTGGAAAGCAACCGAACTGCGGGTAAAACAACTGACTTTGCTAAATTTTTGATTGACCGCTTTATTAAGCATAAGGAAAAATTCGCCGTTTTGGTACGGTGGCAGTATGAAGCAACTAATTTTGCTGAGGCTTTTTTTAAGTCGGTACAAGGACTTTTCTTTCCCGAATACGAACTCACACAAAAAATGATTGAGAAAAAATACTGTGAACTTTACCTTAACGATATTGAGTGTGGCTACCTTATCCCGATAAACTCAGCGGAGTTTATAAAACGCCGCTCTCATCTTTTTAATGACATTACTTCCATATTTTTTGATGAAATACAGCCTGAGAATAACGGCTATGTGCCTGACGAGTTAAACAAATTTTTTAGCATACACACATCTATCGCCCGTGGCGAACATAAACAAGTGCGTTATGTACCTGTTTACATGTGCAGTAACTCGGTGTCACTGCTGAACCCCTACTATAACGCTCTTGGGGTCGTAACACGTTTAAACAGTAAAACCAAATTTTTGCGTGGCGATGGATGGGTTTTAGAGCGCAATTTTAACGAGAGCGCACAAAAGGCTCAAAAAGCCAGTGGTTTTAACCGTGCTTTTTCCGCTGTGTCTTACAGCGACTATAGCTCAGAAAGCGTGTATCTGCGTGATAATGAAGCTTTTTTAAAACTGCCTACAGGGCGTGGACAGTACGTTGCAACAGTCCGCTTTGAGAATCGAAAGTATGCTATATGGATATATCCCAACGAAAATCTCATGTCATGTGATTATCGTGTAGACGATGATTACCCAGTCAAGATAAGTGCAACCGTGCAAGACCATGCAGAACAGTATACGCTTATCGGTGGCGCAGGCTTTATCAAAGAGCGTATGCGGCGATACTTCATTAACGGTAATTTTCGCTTTAAAGATCTTGCATGCAAAAGTGCTGTCTTAATGGCACTCTCATATAAATAAGTTTGTCAGTCTGCCTATCTGTGTTAAATATTGATGTTCCGTGGGCGCATGGCTTAAAAACCACCTCGGGCATTATCGGTGTTGCACCCGCTTTATTGACCGATACGGTATAGGCTGTATATAAAAGTTAAGCGTTAAGGCACTGTGCCTTAACGCTTTTCTTAGTTTTTACGATGGATTATGAAGGTTGTTTCTGCAAGTAATGTTCCGCCTTTAATTTGTTTTGGTAACAGTTTTCCGTCAACCTCAAGACCTACTTTAAAATCTGTCAAACTTGCTTTGCCCGAAACTAACATATTGTTAAAATTTTCCTTTGCGCCCTTTGACATACCCGCACACTTGATAAGGTAGTACGGCTCAACTTTCTCTCCGTCCTCATGGGTCGTATGCTCAATATAGGTTTTTGCCCTTACAAAAATTGCTTTATCCCAGTAATTTTCCAGTTTCCAACAACAAAAATTGACAGGGTGTATCTCTATACCTTGTACGTCCTCGGGCGCAAGGTCACAATGTATGCTATCAGTATCTGCGTATATAAAGCCCCGTTCACAAGCCCCGTGAAAATTTTTCTGTGCCGCTCTTATGGTAAAGGCTCTCGAGTATGAAGTTATTGCCGAGCCTATCGGAATATACATTGGTTTGCGGTCATTTGCTTTTTGCGTGGTAAATTTTAACACGCCGTCTGACAGTCGAGCAATTTTGAAGCTTGAATCGGTACTTTGTGCCATTTTGCCGTATAAGTTATTTAAAAATAGCTTTGCGACTTGCCTTTTAGCCCCTTTACTTTCTTTTTTTATTTTTGAGTATTTGTCTATATATGTATCAAAAATGCCAATGGCGGACTTGAACACACAATAATCCAAAATTTGGCAGTCAATTAAATTATAATGCTCCTGCAACAGCTCCCAGTCGGTACATGTCAAAGTAAGTATAACACTTGTGTCCTCAATCTCTCCGCTCTCAGTCCTTATGTACTCGCAATACTTGCCGTTTTCATCGAGAACATCAGAGGACTTCAAAGGCGTTCGGCTCGGATAACGCCAACTACCATTTATTACAATAAATGGCAGTTTTCCGTGCTTTAAATAAAATCTCGTTCGTATTCTGAGAAAAAAATAATAATTTGTTTTATCAAGATACTGTTTAGGTATAGTATCCCCCTTATAAAACCTCGGTGCGCCAACAGGGTAAAAATTGCCCGATTGACTTGACATCATAGAGGGATAAAGGGAGTTTACGTCTGCTGTCACTCCCTTAGTAAAAATCTTATTTTCTTTGCCTTCGACAACGTACACCCAACCGCCTTTATAGCTTCTGCGGATATACTGGTCGGCGTTTTCTGCGCCAAAGGCCTTAGGGTTAAGGTGTTCATCGTACATGTCAGGAAAATTCGCTTCCCAGTCCTCTTTTTTTGTCATTTTTTTGAAGTCGTGGATACAGCAAGCTCCGATAGTCGCCTTATTTTCGGCAAGTTTAAAGAAAATTTGAAGTGCTTCCGCCATAACAAGAACGTCATTAGCAATATACTGTCTTTCCTCGTCCGTAATAACGCCCCCTGCGTGTCGCTCCCCCGTGTACTCAATGGCGGTTTTTTGGTGTTTTGTACCAAAATCTTTGCCAATTTTAGCCACCGAAAAAGGCAAAAGCTTCAAACTGTCACGAAATGTTATTAGGTGTCCGTGCCACTTTAAAGCAATATCATACCATTGCCCCAAAGCTGAAATCATATACGAAAATTCCCCGTTTTTTAACTCGTCAGACTTTTTGAAGTGCCAATCACCGTGTCTGTCTTGATAAGTAGCTTGTTTAAAATTATCTTGTGATAACATAAAGTTTAATAAAAACGAACCGTCAAACTTTAAGTTATGAAAAAATACAATAATATTTTTATCAAATGCTTGATTTATCATATCATTGAAAAAGTCATATATGTTGTTACCGATAGTAACATTTTCTGAACCGAGTCTACACCAAGCATATGCCCAAACTTCTGTAAAAGTTTGACCGTCAAAAACTGTCGTTTCAAAGTCCGCCATATATGTGGCTATCATACAGTGTCACTCCAGTCCGATAACTCCGTTAATTTTTCATTGACTTCTTCGGGCACATTTCCTGCTGTCAAAATGTCAACAAAGGTATACCATGACATCATGTGCGTAGGCTCAGAATCCGAGCTAAAAACATATCCCTCGACCGCTTCAACAGCCACTTCTCCCGCCGTTGCAAAACGATGAATAACAGCTTTTTTGCCAATTTGGGCAATAGTTTGATTTAGTAGCCCTCGTATATCGGCGATATGTTCCGCATATCTCCACGGCGGTATATTTAGTGCAGTATCATAAGGGGTATCAAGTATCTGCTGTATTCTTCTCCATATCATTTCCCCTTCATTGTGTGGGGGACTTCCGATAGGTCGGGTTTTGCGAACAGGAAGCGGCTTCGGTGGTCTTGCGCTTGCAGGTTTTTTTCTGTAGTCTGTTTTCTTTGACTTTTTGACTTTTTGAACAAGCTGTTTTTTAGTGCCTAGGTCTATAGTGTAATTTTTGTCAGACAGCCTTGCAAGGCTTTTAGGTGTAATGGATTTCAAATCATCAATCATTTTTTGGGTGACTTTTTTGGGCGTGGTGTGCTGAAAATCGCCAACAACTGTGTAGCCCCTTTTCTGCATTTCAATCAGTCTTTTATCAATTCGTGTCAACTGCGCTTCGTACTGCTGAGCCAGTGTTTTTCTTTTTGTCATGCGCTTCATTCCTTTCTTTCCATTGTCTATATTATAACGCCCCTTTGCGAAAACTGTGTGATAGTTTTGTGAAAATTATGTAAAAATAAAAAGCCCCGAACGAATCGGGGCTTTGTTCCACGTGGAACTTTTTACTTGACTATCTGTAAAGATATAAACTCCCTGCCGCTCTTTGCTTTGCGGTGTACCACACTCATAGGTAGCTCGTCCACTTCATCGAGTAAGTCTATGAGAGCGGGTAACATATCTATGACCGTAGCTGATATAGTGCCGTACACAGTGCCGTCCTTGTCAAAGATATAACCTACCTCAGATATTTCGCCACTCTCAGCATTTGTTTCATCGGCGATAGCCGCACCTGTTACTGTCAGTGTGTCACTGACAGTCTGTAAAGCGGTACTTGCGCTTTTTGCGTTAAAAAGTTCCATTTTGCCTATGTTCTTTGTGCTTATCATGATAAACCCTCTCTCTCTCCCGCCCCTCTCAGCTGGGCGGATAGCTGGTACTTACGCTAACTGCACAGGGATAATGCAGTTTTTGATTTTGCAGCAGTTGCTACACTGATTTAAACAACGAGTGTGTTATTGTTTTGCCGACACACGGCGGGCATATTTTTGACCCTTGCGGGTTGGGATGCGGCTGATTAAAGGTCAACCGCTCAGAACCTTAAATAGAGAAATCAAACGTTGCTCCCGATGATATTTTTAAGATTTTTACTTCATCAGCATACTTTCCAGTCTTAAATCTTTCGGCAATGTCCAAAGCGGAAGAAAAAGAATCTGTGAAAGCAGGGATTATGTTTCCGTTTTTACACTTACACAATATTAAATAATTCAGTGTCATTTCTCAGTCCTCAATGCCTTCTATGTCGAAGTAAGCTGTTACCAGCGGGTCACCGTCATCAGTTATTTCGGCGATACCACCGTCTGCGTTCGTGTAGTGATGGTCTTTACACCACTCTCTGCACTCCTCAAGTGTGCCATTGATAATGTCATCCATGTAGCTGTTAACCTCAAGCTCAACGCTGTAAAATATCTTTGCCATTTGTTTTTCCTCCTGCCCTTTGGGCTGTCTTTTGGTTCTGAGGTCTTACCACTCGTTTCATTGTCTATATTATAACGTGCTTTTGTGAAAAACTGTGTGATAGTTTTGTGAAAGTTGTGTGAAAACTATCTTTTATTTTGTTTGACCTCTTTTTTGAGCCTGTCGAGTATAAGCTGACCGCTTGCGTTGCTCATACTCGTAAAGTAATCGGACTTTAAAAATCTTGCGACCTCGGAACGCATTTTGGGGTTATTGCGGTAATCGTTCACAGCTTGATTGATTACCGCTATCCATAGTTGAGTATACCCCCCATTTGTCTGTATAACGCTTTTTCTATAAGGTCTAATTTTAATTACCTCCTTTTGCCCCGAAGGGCGAGAGCGTTTAGTCATCGTTTTCCATCATCATCCATTTGCTTTTTCTCCTTTAATCAATTATATTATTACATTCTCCGGCTCTCCATGCGTGCCCCGTCAGTTGACACATTCCCGCATCATTATATTGCCACTCCTCAAGCCAAACAAGCCGAACGTTTAAAATTTTTTGGGGATAAGATGAAACAATATAGCCATAGGTGCGACGTTTTAAAAGCTCATTGTATCCGCTGTCAAAATCGTCAAAAACCATCACAATTTTGCGAAAACTGCTTGAATACCCGCCAGAATAAGCACCGTCAAAAATGCTCATTTGCTTGCTAATAACAGATTGCATAATGTTAAGTTTATCGATTGCAACCAGCGCCGTACAAAGCACATATTTTTTCATTGTTTTTCCTCCTGCCCTTTGGGCTGTCTTTGGTTCTGAGGTCTTACCACTCGTTTCATTGTCTATATTATAACGTGCTTTTGTGAAAACTGTGTGATAGTTTTGTGAAAATTAGGTGAAAAAATAAAAAGCCCCTCACAAGAGGGGCTGTGTTCCACATGGAACATTTTTAGGCAAGGCGGAACAGCTTGACATCGCCGTCAACACTGCCGATAGGACCGTTAGACCGTATAGTCATCTGCATGATACCGTCTATATCTGCAAGGTTTGACGGCTCTATATATAAAGTAGCTGTTAAAGTTGAGGTGGGGTCAGAGCCGAGGAAAGCACTAAAGCGCACTCCCGCAAACTCAATTTGCACAAAATTTTGAAAAGGTATCGAGGTATCGACCCCCGCACACACTATCGTGACATCCGCCTTATAGTAAGCGTTAAGCTCAGAGGTGATAAGCGTGCCGTCTGACTGCGGCGCATATCCGATACACTTTGCAGGATTAAACGGCAAAACTTTTGACGTAGTGACATCACCGCCGCTATATACTGCATGCTGTAAGACAAGTTTTGCGGACGTATCAAGGTCGCCGATAAAGTTAGTGTAAAAAGCGCCGTTAGTCTGTAGCGCAGTCGATAAGACGGACGACCACATAGGTACTGTCGCTGTACCCTTATTAAGCATAATATTATTGTCTTTATATATCATCGTAAACTTATGATAGGTGTCTGTTGCCTTGCCGAGTGTAAGCGCGGTGTTAAGCGTAGACGAGCATACCGTGTTACCAGTAACTGTAAGCGTAAATTCGGACGCTGTGCCGACAGCTGTAAAAACTCCTATGATACAATCAGCAAGCGGGGTATCAGTTGATACATGAAAATTATAAAGTACATTATCTGTAATTTTTATATTGCGTGCGGGTATGTTTGGCGATAAAAAGAGCCTTGTGAGGGTCGCCGCAGTATTTGTTATCCGATTGTTTGATATAACGCAGTTACGCAAGCTGTCAACCGTTGCAGTTGTTAATACAATGCCAAATACAGTATTTGCCGACCAAGTATTATTACTAAATATATAGTCAGCACTTGTATACTCGTCTGTACACTGTATCTGCGAAGCTGTAACACCGCAGTTTTTGATGTTGATATTGCTCACAATTACGGTTGCACCGTCTTTTGTCAAAATATTACAGTTATCAAAGTTTACACCGTCAGATGTTATATGTTTTAAGTTATTGGTATCGTGCATTATTTTAATATCTTTAAAACTACTTATAAAATTGTTTCCATTTACAAGTGTTAAAGTATGCTTTGCGGACGGATTACTATACACTTTAAGTGTTTTTTGTGTCATATTAATATCCGACAAATCAACTGTAAAGTCAGCGTCTATAAGTATCGGATTAAAATTGTATTTACAGCAGTTGATCATTTGCACACTGCGGGCTGTAGCTGTTGGAGCTGTTGCTATGCCGAGTGTGGACGCTGTATACTCCGAGCGCAAAAATGCGACACGATAGTATAAGTCGCCATCTGCATGCGGTAGAGCGATATGCACTATCCCCTCAGCAAAAGCTCCAGGCGACGTCGTTAGTGCTAAAATCTCCCATATTGTAAACACCCCGTCCCCCGCATGGTAGTTTTCACACACGCAAATTTCTTTGCCTGTAATTTGGGTAAAAGTTGCAGTTTTTAAGTCTGCGACAGTATCAAAGTGCTTAAGACCCTGTAAAGACCCCGCCAAGTCGGCGACTACGTTGTCATAGTGGGTCGGGTCGTTAAGCCATGCATTTACTGCGTCCACCACCATAGCAGGGATTTGCGCTATAGTTTTGTTATACTCTGTGATAAAGGTATTAACCCTGTCAGATATAGCAGTTATCTGTGTATCCTGTGCGGCGATTTTGTCGTCCTGTGCCTTAAATCGCCGCTCCTGTACAGCAAACTCGTCTTGGATAGACTCGTTGACACGGTACCTATAGTCGTCAAAATCTCGGTTGATTTTTGCTGACAAGTCATCAAATTTTTTGTCAAGCCCTGCGATGTACTCGCCAAACGCCTTATCAATATCATTTTTGTAAGTGTTCCAAGCGGCAAGTAAGCCGTTAGTGCTATCTATGACTTCGTTAAGCTTTGCTCTCGTCTTACATAGCACCTCATAGTAACTTAAACTATCCTCATAGACGAGCGGTAAAATCTTATGACACCAATATCTTAAATTATCAATCATTGCAAATCCTCCTCACCATATCTGCATAAACATATCTGATAAATCGTTTATTATCATCATATCTATATTTATTATGCTTTTACTGTACTTTGCAAGTAACTCACCCTGTATTTCACCACCCTCATAGCCTGACACCTTGTCGATGTGCTTGCTGTCACTCACTGTTTTTCCAACATCTGACACCGTACCTGTATGAGCGACTGCGCTTGTGTCTGTGACCGTGCTTGTACCCTCGTCTTTTACTGTACCCGTCTTTTTTAAAGTGCGACTATCAGTCACCGTATCGGTCGAGACGTTTGTCTGTGTACCCGTGTTCACAGTCATATCCGTAGTATCCGTGGCGGTCGTGTCTTTTCCTTTTGTCGTTGTTGTGCTATCCGATATATTTGCAGTAGTCATATACTTACCAGACTTGACATCTGATAAACTGCCTTGTGGGGTGTCTGACGAGTAGGTGTCGACATCGCTTGACGTGCTTGCCTCACTGCTGACGGTCGTATCAGTGCCGACCGTCTTTTTAGCGGAGAGGTTGTCAGTGCGTGTGCTGTCAGTATCTGTCACAAGCTTGCCGCCGTTTGTGTCGGTCAGGTCGTCAGTGCGTGTATCGGTATGCGTTGTCTTTACATCTCCGCTGTGTGTATCTTTGAGATTGTCGGTGCGTGTCGAGGTTTTATCGTCTGTAACATTTCCTGTAAACTCTTTGACAACATTTTTATTATACAGTGGGTTTATTATGCTTGCCGATATACTGTACAATTTGTTATATTTTGGCATTATTTCATGCATTTTGGTATTTAATTCCAGTTTCCACCGCCCCACGGTTTCAAAAGCTATTTCGTCCATGTAGTAGTGTCGCAGGATTTTTTTGCACAAAATCTCTCGATGCGCTTCATCAAAAATCGAAAACTCCTCAAAAATTTTATGCCATGAAGCGTTTAAGACTTGCGCTACATCATCGTACCCGACATCACTCGTCAGACCCGCCGCCGTTTCGCATATCGCTCTCACTGTCGTTGTGTAGTGGCTCATTGCTTGATACCCCCTTTTTTATACTATTATCTATGTCAATGCTATCAAACTGATACCATATATCTAAATCAAACATTTTGTTAATTTTCTCACACGCTATCTGCCGTATTTTTTCAGGGGAGTTTCGTGTAGCTATCACAGCCCCCTGCGCCGTCAGCACTTCATCCTTGATCATGCGTTCACGCTTCGTTGTGTCGCTGTTAGGTATACCGAGTTGCGTTAAAGCTTCGTTCCAAATTTTAGCTTTTAAGTCATATATCTTGTCTGCCACCCATGGAGCGTCTGTCTTTAACACTGTCAAGCTATCATCTGCCAATGTTTTTTTACCATATATAATCGGTTGATTTCCGTCATATTTTTGATAAACATTTTTCATCGTAAGTATTTCGTTTTGGTCGGCTTTTATAAGTATAGGCGTTTTTTGCGCATTTATATTTACATCAATAATTCTGTCATACTGATATAATCTGTCTGCGTAATATTTTATATCAAAAATATTTGGTGTTCGCAAGTAGTTATTATATATGATAACACTGTTATTAATATTTAGACGTCTATTATATCCCATATCGGATATTGCGATAAACTCCCTCGGGTTGCCGTATACATCAAGTGTGCCGTCTAACGTCACAGGCAAGCAAAGATAGCCCAGCACATCGTCATAAAAAAACACCGCCGCCCCCCGAGTTATAAGCAACTGCTCAAGATACCTGACATCTATAGTATCAGGCATGCCCGACCAAAATCCTCTTGACATCGCCATTTCATATAGTCGATATGTGTAGTTATTCCACGATATTTTATTTTCATCTAAACTTGCATTAAAAAATGTATCTCTTACTTTTCTAGGCATTGTTTCACCCCCCTTATAAGCCGTTATCAACGCTAAAATTTCCGACATTTCCTAAAGTTTCCCAAAGGCACAACCCGCCGTCTAAAGCTGACTGTATATCTTTTAGTGCTGTGTCAGGTATACCCAGTGTGTTTGCACCGAGTGAGCGTATACAAGCATTGCGTGTCTTACAATAATTGTAAGATTTGCGACGCTGACTTTGTGCAAACTGCGGTACTTTTAAAGTGTTGACAGTATAGCCGTACATCGTAAAAAAATCGTCATACTGCTTAGCCACCGACGCGTTGACTGTCACTCTATACCCAATAAAAAAATTTTGGTCAAAAAGTAAGTTAAAGTAGCCGCTTGCCGTACCACCTATTGTTGAGGTCTGACCCTGCAAATCTTTTAACATTGCAAATTCATTTACTCCCTCCATGACATTGCCTGCCAATGAGGTTATTACGCCCACAGGATTGACGGGAGCGGTCGCAACTGCCGTCACTGCGCTAACCACCCGTGATAGTTCCCCTGCAAGCAGACGATTTGAGTTGTTGCCGATATAGTCATTAAACTCAGACGTGATAAAGCTTGTAGCGGGATAAGTATCATAAATCAAACTGCTGTCCCAATCTAACAAAAATCCTCTGTAATTTTGTGGGGTGCAGTATACCGACTGGTCGGGGGTCACCCCACTGCTTGACAGTCTAAACGAGGCGTTATCAGTTGTAAAAAACTCGTACCGGTAATCTTTTGAGCTACCTAAGCTGTTGTTAAGCCTAAAAAAACAAAATGGATATGTGTATAATTTGTTGTTTTTTGGCAAATATCCGCCAAGTTTATCGGTCACGGCTGGCTTAGGCACGACCTGTGCATAAACAGCAGGCAAGGTATTTGTATTGACATTTAGAGCCAGCCACGGGTGGACAGTATCCCAGTCATCCCCTGTATACGCAAGTCGGGGGATAAGATACATTCCCAGTATACCGTTTTCGCCTGCTACCCTAATGTAATTATTTACCACATCATAAAAATCTTGTAAGCTTGACGGGACAACATTACACACGTTGTACTCTCCTGCAAGACAAGCCCCCGCAAGATTACCCTGCGTAGCAGTTTGAAAATAATATTCAGATTTCACAGGATTTAACAGATTATGTGCCGTTACAATAACTGTAAAAACCCCCTCTGTTAAACCCTCTGCAAGAGATTGATAGTTTGATATAACCTCCTGACCCGATGTTATCACAGGCTCAGGTGTTATACTATCACCGATGTTATCAGTTATACTGTGTTCCCGTTCGATATAACTTGCATTAAAAGACACATCAAAAAAATAAGTTTGAATGTTGTCTATACTATATGTTATAAGGCTTGTTTCGTTATTAACATACTCAACATCAGTAATAAAAGCATAAAAGATTTTATTGCCAAAAGAAGTGTTGCGAAACATCATATAGTTACAAGTTAAAAGGCTGTCAGGCGCAAGCGCAACGCGTATTGTATTATTACTATGTCTTATATAGCTTTGTGCAGTTAAAGTATATACGCTATAAGCACTAAAAGCTTCAAACTGCGCATTTTTACTTGACGGGCGATAGGTGTATTTTGAGCGACTGTCAAGCGGAACACCTCGGCAAATCCAAACATCTGAGTTTGGTGCTATATATGCCATTTAAAATACCCCCTTTGTATAATATTTGCGGGAGCAGATATGCCCCCGCATAGATTATTTAAGCTACAGTTATTGTTGCAGTACCTGACTTTGTGTTATCATAAACAGACGTTGCCGTTATAATAATTTCGTCCCCCGCTACAGCGTCTGCCGATACTGTCACTATGCCTGTGCGTGTGACTGTGGCTTTTTCGCTGTTTGACGTCCATGTCAACCCCGAAGGTGCAAAATTTGTACTTGCGACTGTTGCGGTTAGCTGTATCTTTCCACCCTTTGACAGCGTAGCTGTCGCAGGTGATACGGTCACGCTTGTGATTGACGGTGTTCCCGCAACAAAAAGCGCATTGTTGGCAAAGGGTGATATTGCATATATGCGCCATGCGTGTAAGGTCATGTTGCGATAAAGTCCTTCTGGGTTTTCAATCGCCCTCATTTCCGTGATTTTTTCATAAATCTGGAAAAAATCCTTATCGACAAGCACACAAGGCACAGCGTCAAGAGCTTCCATTTCGGACTGTGAAAATTCATGATAATTTTCGTCACCCTTGAACAACTCGTTCAGACGCTCAATGTCGAGCGAACCGAAGCTGTCTATCAGCTTAATGTGCCCGAGAAACTCAACTTTATCCATATTAAAGGCGGAAGCAAGAACTTCAACGTTACGCTTGGCGTTAAACTTTGCTGATACTATAAGGTACTGGTCGTCCTTGAGTGCAAAATTGTCAACGCCTACAAGATTATAGTCCTTTTTTAAAAAGGTCATATCGTCAGATACTGTCTGTATAGCTTCGATGATGTCTGTCATATTTGCTTTAGTGACAGCGGGGATTTCATAGGGTTTCATAAGCCCGTTGTAAATCCTATATGCAAGCATATATTTTATAGTTAAAAACTCGTCCTGCTCCATGGCAGTAAACATCGTGGTAACGATTTTTTCAATAAAGCTTGATACGCCGCTGATTGATAGGAAAGCATTCTCAAGGTCATACGGCTGTACCGTCTGCTTGTAATACTTCTGATAGTTCATAACATAAAACGCCGACTTAACGTCAGGAAACTCACGCTGAAAAACAGTTGTTTCCGCCCTTTCGGGGCTGTAGTTCTTGACGTGGGCAAGGCCAATAAAAATATCCTCAATTACTTCGCCCAAATTAAGCTTGCCCTTTTTAAACACCGCAAAAGGGTTTGTATAATACTTGTTGGTAACTTTTACCTCGGCGATTCTGTTTATCAGAGCGGATAAAAACTCGTTCTGAATTGCAGGAAAATCCATAATGACATTACCGATACTGCGTATGGTGTTTGCATCAGGGGTCGCAAGCGGCACATGGTCTCTATAGTTCTGTGACGCGGAGTTGCGGATTGCGTTAAGCACGTCAACGCTTGAGCTTGTTTTTACATCTCGATATGCAATATTTGGCATTGTTAGTCACTCTCCTTTTCCGTGTAGAGGTCATCAATTGTAATTTCCTCTGCGTTGTCTTTTTCATCAGCCGTTTTTTCAACGTCGACTTCGTTCTTGTTTTCACCGCCATTCATAAAGCGGTCAATGTATTTTCTTCGCCATTCTGTCTCAATGGCCATTAACTTTTTGTCGTAGTCACCATGGGCGGCGTAGTCATCGATAGTGTCTGAGATGTTCTCGACAAGGGCGATTGTTTGGTCGTCGGCACGGTCGCCGATATATGCACGGATTTCTTCCATGATTTCGTCTTTAGTCTTTACCATTTTTTTTACACCTCAACTTTCCTTATAAATGCGTTGGTAAATCCTGCCTTTTTAACCTTATCTAAAAAGGCTTTTGCGTTTGCTTCGCTTGCATATGCCCCAACTTGTACTCGATATATGGTTTTGGTTTTAGAAGCGTCTGCGGTCGTTTTTAACTTGTTTTTCACCTGCGTTCTAAACCAGTCCATATTTTTACCGTATTTTGACAACCAGTTTTCGGGGTCACCGTGACTGCTTGCATATCCTGCCTTTGCCGCTTCTTTATGACTTACTATGTTTTCAACATTTATGTTCAGCTTTTTACAAAGATATACACAGTACTCAATTGCTGCATTAAACGCCTTATCAAAATATGCCTTATTATTAAGGCTATCCTCGCATATCTCAAACTGTAAATGTGGATACGGGTCATAATTATAACTACCTTTTGAGCCGCTACCACAGCCCCAACAAGCGTAGTTATAAGGCAGAGTGTGATACACTTCAACAATGCCTTTATCATTGCGCCCGATATATGCGTGCATACAAATGTCATTGTAAACCCCGTTGATATACTCTTGGTTATGGTGGTTGTTGTATATGTTTTTACCGAGATCGGCAAGTATCGTGGCTGTATCAACGTCTGCCGATGTAGGCTGTACATAACGCCTTAGCATTTCATTGTCACAGCCCGTACTATGTACGACTATTCCAACGGGCTTTATATGCTGTGCCGCCTTATAAGCACCGTTTTCATAAAAAATGCACTCCTTAAGTATCATCACTATTACCCCCTATCTTGTCGATTAAGTGATTCAGAGCTATCGTGTTATTGTTGATAGCTTCATTCAGCTTTGACGTTTCTTCTTTATGACTTTCATTAAGTTTATTGTTCTGCCAAAACATGGCAACACAACATGCAATAGGAAAGCCAAGACTTGAGATTATCTGAGCAATTGTGCTTGCGTCCATAGTGTCACCCCCTTGTTTTCTGCTTATATTATACCACACTTTCTCTCCGTGTCAATACTATACTGTGCATAGTAAAATTTTGACTGCCATTTTCATTGTATCACAATGCCAACAAAAAGTCAATACTAAATTTTATATAGCATTATATTTCAAATACTTTATACTGTATAATATTGATTGGGGGAATATATAGGCAAATGACGACGACGGGGTCTATGC